CTTCGAATTCTGTATTTTCATTGATCCAGTCAAGGAATTTTTGAGCTTTGTCTGTAACCAATGGACCAGTAATAGGATAACCATTGAAGCTAATGTTCAATTCACGCCAGCCGATATCGCCTTTAGTGTAGTTGTACATAGAAGTTTCTGCAGATGTAGGTTGAGCAGATACGATCAAATAAGCTTTTTCGATGAAACGTGCTGTATTATCAGTAGTGAAATACAAGAATTGGAATGTTTCATGTTCGAAGCCAGCTTCAAGAGCGGATTTATCACGTTCAGCACCTGTTTTCAAGATACCGTTATAACGTTTTACTGTAGAACGAGGGTCTTTTACGCCACGTAAGAACAATTCATGAACTTTAGTGAAGATAGAACCAGAACGTTCATTGTATCGCATGGAGAATGTAGAAGCAGATTGCATAGTAGTTTGAGTGATGATATTAAGGTTATTTACACCATCGGAAAGTTCGTTAGTGTTTACACCCATATCTTCGATACCATCTAAGTTCTTGAAGTCATATTCAAGAAGATGACGATAGTTTTCAATCAATACTTTGTAATCATCGGATTCGTTTTTCAATACGTTAAGGAAATCAGGAATTTTCAAAACGATCAAGAAACCATAACCAGTTTCATACAAGTCCCATTGTTCCAAAGCGGAGTAGTCAACTACGCCACGAGTAAGCATGTATTTAGTAACATTACGGACTGGTTTAGTACCAGCGAAAATGTTTTTAATAGTATTTGCCATAGTATGTCGTCCTCCTTTCTATTATAATACAGCGTTTTCGCTGTTACGAATAGCTTCGATTTTGAAGATTTCAGTTTGAATGAAGTTACGGAATGTAACTTGGATACGAGCATAGAAGATTTTGTTCATGTCGTAGTTCAAGTCTTTAGTGTAAATAACTTGAATTGTTTCAAACTTACTGGAGTGACGAGCAATGATGGATTCAACGTCTTGTTTGTATTGTACCAAATCATCACCATCCAAGAATTTGTAACGGTTGATTGGACAACGTTGACGGATTTCACGAATTAATGCTTGTACCATAAGTACATTATTACCCCAGCTCAATTGAGTGTAAGCACGTTGTGCAGTGAATTCGGAGTCCATAGTCAAGACACCATCATAGTAAGTTGCATAGTTGATGCGGTTGTCATCGAAGAATTGTTTTTGATCACCGGATTTAGGAGTATGTTTTGGTGTGAAGTTGATTGTACCATCAATTACATCATCAAATACGATACCATAAGCTTGACCACAGAATGGACGAGATACACCATTCAAGTAATGGTTAACGAATTTAACTGCCATGTTGTAAGTGGAAGTTACTGTAATTTGTTTACCAGAGTATGGGTCAAGGATATCCCAGTAGTTGCTGTAAAGCATAACGAATTTAGAACGAGCGGATTCTGGAAGTTTAGATACTTGGTATTTAATATCTTGGAAGGACATCAAACCTTTAGTACCCATATCTTCGAAGTATTCGCAGTCTTCACGGAATGCTACTAATTCTTCAATAGAACGTTTGATTGCAGCAGGATAGTTGCAGTCGAAGATAACGTCGATACGGTTATTATCTACGTCGTAGATAGAATCACCTTGTTCGCAAGAGCCATTGAATACCATTTGAATTTGTTTGTAGTAGTATTCAAGGTTAGCCATAGGGTTTGTGCCAAAACGACCGTTGGAACCATTAAGCAAAGAAATACCATTCAAGTTGTTAAGGTTAACGGAAGTAGATTTAACACGGATGTTGCTCATCTTTTTACCATACAAGTCTGTATTGTAAAGCAAGTCGCAAAGAGCCATTTCTTTTTCATCACGACCAGAGATGTATGCTAAGTTTTTGTAGAATTCTTCCCAGTATTCTTCGAAAATACGAGTACGAATTTGACGAGAAGTTTTAGCATTTACAACACGAGTAAGAGACATGTTCAAACCAGAGTCACGAATGTCTGGGTTCAAGGAGAACATGAATGTTTCAAGTTCAGTTAAAGTACCATCTTGGTTTTCTTCCATAACTTTCAAGATATAGGAAGCATAAACGATTGGGTATTTAGTTGTGTTGTTTCTATAAATACGAATACGTTTGTTAGAAACACCACGACCGATATCAGTGAACAAGAAGAGTGGGTAAGAACCATCTTTACCCAAACCATTGTGAGTATGAGAAGCTTTCAAAGCTGTCTTATAGTCACCAGGGTTGTTAGACACCATATCTACAGATTGAAGTGTGAATTCAAGATCAGCAACTTGAGTCATGATAGGTGTAGATGCTACAGAAGAAGTTGTTTCTTCACCAGTAGCATTATCACGGTAAAGAGCTTTACCGTTTTCATCTGTTTTTTGAATATTGGTTTTTGTTACATTTGCAATGACAGCAATGTTAGCCAATTTAGCATCTTCTGCTACGACACGACGAGCGAAAAGACGACCACCAGCTTTTACAAAGCTAGCAGCAGTCAATAAAGATTGACCATGGCGAGCGAAATCAATGTTATCGCCGTAATAATCGGCGAAAGCTTGAGCGTTCTCGATTTTGGTAAATTCTTCTGGCCCTTTGTCAGAGGAAAATGCACTGAAATTGATAGGTCTATCAATAGTAACTTTGATAGTATTATCAATAGGATTAATTTGACTTTGGTCGTCCCAAATGAACTGTGTTCCAGGAGCTGGCATAGTCTTAGTTCCTCCTTTATTTTTCTTTTAATTCTTAAGAAGTTAAAAAAGTTTATATAAACCTTCTCAAAGAGAGGCAAACTTTAATCATATGTTAAAGGCCACTTCCGGTATATCGCTTATAAATCCTTACCAGTAACGATATTCTCTAATGGAGAATCAACCTCGCTATCATTCAGAGCAGCATATACAACTGACTCGTTAAAGTTTTCAGAAGTAATTGCTGAATAAGGACTGATTATTTTGGCGATAGTCTTAATACCGATTGGAGTATAATTCTTCATATTGGTTTCGCCAGATAACCTGAATGGCACGTCTATATTATCTTTAGCCCGGCACAGTTCGGAAATCATAACGCCGAATAATTGTAGTGCTACATTATATGAAGCACCATTATAGGCAATATTATCTATGAAATAATTTTGAAGTTCATCATAACCAATGGTATTAGGAATAGCACCAGTGATTGCGAATAATTTCAAGAATTGTTCTGTATTTTCTATATCTTCTGGTACAAAGATATTTACAATAACCGGGTTACCTTTTTTATAACGAAGAATCCGATAATCTTGTTTCTCTGATTCTTTAGTTAGTTTAATGCCTTTAATTTTATCTACTTTATATGGATTCGTTAAGAATCTAGTAGGATAATTAAACTGCTTTAGAGAACCTCTTGTCCCAGTCTTAGAAACTAAGCAATAGTTCATAATACCCATGACATTAATAAATTCTCCAGCATAGGCAGCTAAACCTCGATCGAAAAAGATTTCAGGAATATAGAATTGGAATTCGCCATCTTGATTAAAGACTATGGAATCACCTACACGTTTTAGAAACGTCGGAATCTTTTGATCCATAATTTAACCTCCTTTCTTCAAGTTTATTATGTTGTCATGGATATAATTTGTGATTATTTACTGTGGAATATGAGGACCAACGTATCCACCCAATGTAGTTTTGAATACATTGTGCTTCCACCATAAAATCAATTCATTAGGTTCTTTATGTAGGAATTTCTTGAAATCCCCACCAGGTGTAATCAAGTTAGCAGGTATAATAGAATACCCAGGACGAATAATACCCGTAGGACCAAGAACAGTAACACCACCGGTACTAACACCGCCAGTATTCTTACCGCCTCTAATAATAGAACCGACAATACTTTTGCCAATTAGTTTACCACCATCTACAATACCGTCAGTAACGATACCTTTAACAGTTGCACCACCAGTAGTAATACCATCTTCGATAGTGAATTGAACACCATTGATTTCACCGATAGCCGTACCACCATAGACTTTACCACCAGTAGAAGTACCACCATGTGCTTTAACACCAAACACACTAGCACCAAGAGTAGTCATGTCTATACCAGAACGTTCACCACCAGTAACAATGGAGCTTTGAATAACTGGATTAAATGCAACACCATCGATTGTTTTACAACCAACGATATCAGCATCCACTACGAATAAACGACCTTCTTTAGCTTTAACCAAAGAACCTTCTAATTCTCCGTTACCAGATTTACCACCTTCGGCAATTGGATTAATTAGTTCACCAGCCATTACTTTGCCAGCAACTAATGTACCACCGATAGATTGCGGATTGAAAATAGTAACAGATTTTTGATCTTTATTTACACCCATACCGACACCACCGAGTGCAATAGATGTATCTTCTAATGCTGTAGCAGAAACTACAGTACCAGCAGTTACATTACCATTACCATCAATAGTAGCATCTTTAATGAGGATATCTTTAAATAAACCATTCGCTGTTGCACCATAAGTTTTGGCGTTAACCATGTTAACGTCTACACCGAATAATTCATTATAGAGACCAATATATCTGATAGTAGATGTACGGATATTCAATACATTAGACATACCTTCAGTAGAGCAATCTACTTGTAAGATATAGTCGGTATTATCACAAGGGCATTTACAAGTACTTGCAGTACCAACTTGACCAATTCCAGTAATAATACCAGAAACTTGATGTAAAGAACCAGCTTCTACATAACGGATAGTATATTTATTACCAGTCGTAATATCTACTTCTTTTGTAGTACCATCGGAATAAGTAATTGTTAATTTCAACATTCTAGTTTCTTTAACACCGACATCGACTACCATAAGAGCATCTAATTTATCACCAGTATTTCTGCAGTCACAGCTGCAGCCATCAGCAACCCATTGGGTGCCACCGTACATATCAAAGATATTATCTCTATATCTATTATTCATCGCATAGATATTTAATGGAAATTCACCTTCGGAATAATGAATCTTGCTCATTATATTTAACCTCCTTTTCTAAATGATTATCTAAATGTTTGCCGATCAGCTTCGTAATGGGCTTTAATATAAAAAAGAAAATAAAAGTATATTATAGAATTGAGTAGAGATAAGCTTATCTTATCTCTAGAAATTTTTATATTTTTTCTTTTATGAAAGGAGTCATAATTATGACAAACGGTGACAAAATTATTGACACATTAGTCGACAATGCTGCAGGAGCTCTTAAACGTGCGGTAAGGAAGGCATTGAATGGTATATTCGTCGACAAAGAACATTCTAAACCATTTATCGAAGATGGTAAAGATGTAAAAGAATATGCTTCTTCCAATCCTATCGTAGATTTCGATGTAAATGTTTTTAATGGTGGCTGGGCTCCAATGGACAATTGGCCCGAATTATCAGCAGTACACCTAGAAGGATTTATGAAATGGGAAGATGTTATTAAAGAAGAAGATGGAGGTTTACCTGTAAAAGATGATGTTTATATCTATACATATAAATTTAAAGGTACAGGTCCTCGTCTTGTTTTATTAGAACAATTCTGCAATGAATTAGACATGAGCTATGATGAATACGAAAAAATCATCCTAGGTTGTCCATCTTTAATCCCAGTATTAATCCCTCATGGTGATTTCCAAAAAACAATGTTTAATCGTGAAGCTGAATACAATGAAGATTTATTAGAACCACATTATTTGGTTCCAGTATCTGGTTTAGTGATGGCTGTAATGAATATACGATTCACTTCTACAGATGCTATCACATTTAAACGTACATTAGCTAAAACTATTGGTGCTGTCGCTGGTGTTAAAATAACAAACGTTTAATTTAAAGGGAGGAGAAATCCTCCCTTTTATTTTTTATTATTTTTTCTACGTTACTGAGGGTATTTATGCTTTAAACACACCTATAATGACATATTATGCTAATCCAAAGGAGGTAGATATAAATGGGACCAGAGGAGATGATGGTTCAACAACAACCACAACCATTACGCCCTGTATACCAAATGAGCACTACCAATAAATCTTTCTTAAATATGCACTACTACCTCAAAGCGAGAGGTATAAAAAATAATAAATTCATGCTAGTTCTTTTCGATCCAGATTTAGCTGGGGTAGATCCACATGATCCTAACCTTAGTTTGATTATGAAGCAAAAGGTAACTAGAGAAGTAGTAAGAAATTATTGGTATTTTCTTCGTGAAGTTGTTCGGGTATACGAAGATGGTAACCCTAGAGGTGTACAATATAGATTAGACCGTGGTAACATGGCATTCCATTTTTGTACTCTTTATAACTTAAATATTTTCCTAGAACTTCCTCGTCAGGTCGGGAAGACCACATCTGCACTTATCCGTTATTTGTATATCTATAACTTCGGTAGTGCTAACTCTATTATCACATATCTCCATAAAGACATGAAAGCATCTAAAGAAAACTTGAATGATACTAAACGTCTTAGAGATATGCTTCCACCTTATCTACAAATGGCACAAGAATTCTCTATCGTAAACGGTAAGAAGAAAAAGATGCCTACTACTGTAGAAAAGATTCAAAACCCTATAACTCATAATGTAATTAATACATTACCTTCTGCTCGTAACGCTATGCTTGCATCTAACTTGCTTCGTGGTAAAACTATCACAATGCTATGGGCAGACGAATGGGCCTTCATCAAGTATAATGATATCATCTATTCTAATGGTATGCCAGCATTGAATACAGCCTTCCGAAATGCAGCTCGAAACAATGCACCTCATGGTTTTATCATTACAACAACAGCTGGTATCTTATCTGATGAAGCTGGTGTATATGCATATAAGATGGTACAAAATGCTACTCGTTTTAACGAACAGTGGTATGACCTTTCTTATAAAGACTTAATGGAACTTATTGATGCTAATGTAAACTCAATCTTCGTTCATATTAGATTTGGTTATGATGAATTAGGTCTAGGCGAACATTGGTTTGCAGATATCTGTCGTAAGATGAACTATGATATGGTTCGTATCCGTCGGGAAATCTTACTTGAATGGATTGATAAACCAGAAAACTCTCCATTCAATGCTAATGACTTAGAAACTATTCGTGGTTTAACTAGAGAACCAATGAAGACTGTACTATTATTAAATAAATACAACTTCAATATTTATTCTATTAATGGTACTATGTCTGCAGCTCACCCAGAAGGTCTTGGTATCCAACTCAATATGAGAAACGTACCAATGGATCCTCCAATTATTGGTGTCGATCCATCTGGTGGTTATCAACGAGACTATTCTGCTATCTGTGTAATTGACTCTAGGACTACAGAAGTTATTGCTGAGTTAAAATGTAACTATATTAGCCCTCCAGATCTTTGCCGTTGTATCTATTACATCGTTACTACAATGATGCCAAATGCAATTGTAAATATCGAACGAAATGGTGGTTTCGGTGCATCTATTATTCATAGACTTAGAGAAACTTCCATTAAAGATAATCTATACTTCGAATATAAAGATCGTGTAGTAGAAGAAACTAATGACGACTTTGGTCGTGTAATTAGACGTAAACAAAAAACAAAAGTATTTGGTCTAGATTCCTCTAAAGGAACCCGTGATGAATTAATTCAAATACTTCGTGAACGTGTAGAACTCCATAAAGATAAATTTAAATCTAAACTAATTCTAGATGAATTAGAAAAGATGACTGTTAAACGTAATGGTAAAGTAGAACACTCTGACAACTCCCATGACGATTTAACATTTGCTTATCTAATGGCTCTATTCGTTTGGTATAATGGCAAGAACCTAAAAGAAAACTGGGGTCTTAATAAAACAACAATCAAAACTGAAGAAGATGTCGATGAAATTGTAGGTATTCCTGAAGAGGAACAAAAGTATGTTGACATCGTTGAAGAAATGGTTGTTAATGATGATGATAAGATTGCTAAGGAAGTTGAAAGACAACTTAAGGAACTTAAAGCTGGTATAGGTATGACAGTTGATGAGTTCTATAGAAAGCAACAAGCTAAAGAAGAAGAGCAATTCAAAATGATGATGCAAAATAGAGTATTCTTAGAAGCTTATGCTAAGTTCTCTCAAACTCCTATCAATGAATTAGAATCATTATATGGAACAGGCTCTAGAACTACGATACCTAATACAGTATTCTTAGGTGCTGATGCTGACTTAATAGAACAAATGGAACATGAAAAGAACTTTGCTCTAGCTAAAGTCAAAATAGAAAATTAAAAAAAAATAAAAGAAGATTAGGAGTACCCAATATTGGGTACTCCATCTTTTTATTTAACGAATTTACAAGAACGTTTATGATTTACATGATACCGGTTATCACGTAAAGTTAACTCCCAACCCTCATAAGGGTCGTTAGATTTTCGCTCTGGTTTTGTAACAATGATAGGTGTAACTATTTCGTTACCAAAATCAGCTTTGATATTAACCACAGGATATAACCCTTTAAATTCTCGGAACTCAGGGAAATCTTTTAGAAACCATCCAATACTTCTCAATTTGTCTTTATTACCAGATGCTAAAAGATCTCTAGCTTCCCTTACTGCTTTATCAAATAAGAATCCACGTCTTGGTGCTATTAGGAGAGAAGTTTCATAACCTCCCCCTTTTGTATATTCACCAATCAGAAATTGATAGTGTGATATTCCATTCATATCGACAATCTCTTTAAGCGAAATCAAATCTAATTTTTTGTCAATAATTGCTTCAATACTACGGATTACTAATAAATGGTCATCTGCTGTTAAATATGTTTTCATGTTAAATATTCTCCAAAATTAAATAAACTAAAATAAATAAAAAATACTAAAATACCAATCCTGTTAATTCTTTAAAAGTTTTGACTAATGGATAGAATTTGTTTGTTTCCTTTTCGGTACATTTCACATATTCCATTAATAGCTCATTACCTTTAGCAACAAATCCTTCGAAGTGTTTACCTTCTTTTGGTAAAATATAAGAACTCATAGGTTCATTTACTTTTTCCTGAGCAGATAATACAATCACTTCATTACCACTAATAGATACTTTCTTTTCTAGAAAGATATCAATACCAACATCAATAGCTCTTTCAGAGATACCGATTAAACATTTTAAATCTTCAATACCAAGTTTACGTTGTTCCATTTTCGAAACCCTCCAATAAATTAAACAAAAAGATTAAAATAAAATAATTATAGAAACTAATTGCTTCTATTCACTTTTATAATATACAACCAATATTTCAAACTATTACAATTTTGCGAAGGAATGTCCCATACCCAATATTGGGTATGGGAAATATGGTTAAAAGTTTATAACCTAGTTTACCATCTAGCAACCCAAATACCATTAGTACTTTTAATAGTTTTAGTAATATGATAAGGGAAATCAGATGGGGTCATGATTGCATGCACTGGAGCATTAGCTTCGTTATGAACAGTCACAACGTTAGTTCCAATAACATGATTAGTATCTACAGCAAAAGAAGTACTAATACTAGCCATGATACATAAAATCATTAAAATTAGAGTCTTTTTCATATTATTCTCCTTTTTGAGGGAAATACTCTGAATTAGATTTATTTTAAAGTTAGAAGATCATTCATGGGAACTAATGTTTTTACAACAAAACCACCCCATGTCTGATATCAGACATGGGATGATACGATTCCAAGAGCAGTTTTGTACAGTTGACCGGACTATACTTATTATAAAGTCCATCATTTATAAAATTACTATTTATTTTGCTGTATACTAAATAGTAATACTAAAAGGAGGTACCCTCGATGAACTTACAAGGTGAAAATAAGGCGGACTTTATCGTCGCAGAAGGTATGTTAGCTAACCTCTTAGCTAATTTCAATACCGAATTTATTTATAACACAGTCGAAGATTTATTACAATACCGCAGCACCCATTTTGATTTACAACCTAAACACAATATCATATCAGCATTAGAAATTGCATTCAAAGATATGATAAATAACTACCCTGGTGATAAAGCTAATATCTTAGAAGTAAGAGAACAGGTATACAAAGAAATCTTACATAGACTTTGTAGAGATGGTCTATCTGTATCTTATGTGGATTCAGAAACTAATATCTATACTTTGGTTAAATACTTATATGATCTTTGCATTGCTAGATATGATTTATTTGTATTTACATTCTTACGTCGTTTTATTACTATCCAAAAAGACTATCTATACACAGCTCTTCAATTGGATACTAAACGTAAATCCAAAGATACTAGTACTATCTACAATAAAAACACATTCGAAGATCCTAAATTAGCTATCATTATCGCTAACTTGGATACAGTATTACATCATATCTGTTATGACTTAGATTTAGATATGTACAATGCGATGAGTTATATGTATTACACAGAAGAAGATAGAATAATCATGAACTACTTGACTAATTATATCGACTCTGGTGTAAATATTATTGATTGCTTCATTCGTCCAGTATTAACTAATCCATTATTGTTCAATCCATGCTTTGCACATTTGAAAATGCTTGGTAATATCAAAGACGTAGATCATACTGAAGTTGGTTATGATCCAGAAATGAATAATCATTGGAGAAATTAGGAGTTAGGATACTATGAGAAATAGAACAGAAGACATAATAAAAGCACGCTATCAAGATATCGAATCTACATTAGGTATCGGTAAGAAAGACGTCTATGGTGAATACTTCACTAAAGGAGCAGACGTTACTAAAGAATTCTTAGAAAAGAATATCTTCCCAAATGCTAATGAATTTGATTTTAAAGACCCAGCTACTTCACAATTCCCAGCATTAACTGATGAACAAAAGCTTGCTCTTGGTCATGATGCGGTTATTATATATAACACAGTACGTGATTATAAAATGGGTGATAATGAAATTGATTGGATTAAAGTAGCTAAAGATGCTAAACTACTTACTAATCGACAAATTGAAGATCTTGATTTAGAAAACCGAGATATTCCAATGGAAGAAAAACTTGGTGCAGTAAACAATATCAAAGATCTAATCATTGGTTCTGGTGAGCAAATCTTCTTTGGTTTACAAATTGAATCTTCTCGTGAAATGAATGGTATGATGCCATTTGAATTAGCACGTAACTATTTCTTACAAAATGATCAAATGTTTAAATTCGATCCAGAAAAAGAAGAGTTCGATGGAGATGTAACTGATTATAATAGATCTTATAGTCAATCTCTATATCTTAATGCTATCAAAGAGATTCTTGAGAAACCAGAGTTCTATGATCGTATTGAAAAAGAATTATCTGATCGTCTTTATAAACGTACTATTAAACGTACTACAGAAACTATCAAACAAATCTCTGATAAGAAACGTTACAATAATACTAAGAAAACAGCAACACGAGATACTTCTAGATTAGATGAAATGATTCGTTTATTATTCCCTGACTTGACTAAAACACAATCTCGTGTATTTGTGTATGCTATGTCTAAATGCTTCACTAAGAAGAAGACATTACAAGCAGCACTTACTTGCTACTTAGTTAATTCTAATATCATTTCTCTTATTCCAATCATGGCTTATAAGAAAGATGATTCTGAATTAACTGGTTCTGCTCGTATTCTTTATAATAACTTAACTGAAGTATTTAATACTATCAAAGAAAAGATTACTAAATAAAAAAAAGAAAAGATATAGGAGTACCCAATATTGGGTACTCCATATTCTTCCGCTTAAAGTAATGGGTCTTTGTCTTGTACTCTAGTGCTATAACCTTTTGAATTATTCAATACAAAGTTATTCACATATTCTAGATCGACATAAAAGACTATTTCAGAAATACGTTCTGGTAGAGGTTGTTTAGGGATAATACTATAAGTATTCCAATCTATAGTTACATCTCTTCTTTGACCAGCATTATATAACTGCACATCCATAAATACAGCAGGAGAAATATATTGTTCTTTAGCAGCCTCTGCTATATTATAGAATGAATTATCATCTGGTCGTTTAATAGCATCAATAAAGTTGATTAATTGATCATGGTCTTTAATAGGGAATTCTTTAGAGTCTTCTACATAGTCAGTTGACATGTATTGACCCCAACCTTTTTCATTTCTAGTAGGTACCGCATCAAAGCACATATTATGATAAACAAATCTTTCTCTATTGACATTTTCACATGGAATATTAACTAAGTTTGTAGGATCCTTAGAGTAATATGTATAGAATTGAGGAGCTGGGAATAAACATTCCACATCCATAGATACAATAAAGTTATTATCTATTTGACCTTCTCTTTCACCTTCACCCAATTCTAGGTTGTTAAACTTAAGGTGAGTATACATATCCGTCATTCTTATATAAAACTCATATTCACCTTTTGTACCTCTGAATTTGTACGAAAATGGTAAGTGTGAGTGCTTGTTTAAATAAGAAATGAACTCAAATAGCTTTAATACATCTCCATCACAGATATCAAATCCAGAATCTCTAGCGATAGCATAGATTATTTCCTTAGGCACTACAAAGTCTAAGTCAATATACTTAGTCTTAGTAGTTGGAGGAGCAAAAGCTAGTTGCATGAACTTATATAAGTCCATAGCATGGTTAAAGGAACTTACTTTAACCTTATAGTTGAATTCAACTCTAAGTTGTTCCATTTGAATAGATAATAGATTACCAGAAATATCATCTTTAAAGAAAGCATCATTAAACCGTGCTTTATTAGAATAGATATTCTTACCGAAGTTATATAAACTAGAGAATTCTCTATTATATTCATAATCCAAACGAGGAGTAATCATCAATGATGGTTTACCACGTTTAACGTAATCTAATAAGTCTTTATTTAAATAATCTGCTAATATATTCTTACCAGCAATGAACTCTGATTTGAAATATCCATCAGCAAATCTACGAACAAACCAATTTCTCATATATTCTACGCAAATAGAATATGTATGGGAGATAGAAGGAGTACAAAGACTCATGGTATGCTCTTTTTTGAATTTGCGAAGATCTTCTAGTCCCTTTGGACGTATTTCAATGATCTCCATATTACTTACATCATTAGTTTTACTGCTATAATCCAAGTTCTTATCTCCTTTCTTACGATAGTTTACTATTATGTCATAAAAAATAAAGAATGGCATAACTCCCTCGAATAAACGAGGGAGTATACCTATATATTCAAATTCTCTTAGTAATTAAACTTTGCAATACAGTAAAACCAGACTAAACGATACTAAGAGAATTGGAATACCTATAATTCAGTTTCGAATTCATAGATAGAAACGGAATAAGTTTCGAATTTCTTACACAATTCAAATTCAGCACACTGTTCCATTTCCAATAAGGACATATCAGGTTTGATCTTATCTGTTTCGATTTCTTTATTTAAGAATTCCGCTAATGCTTCTTTATCTTCGAAGTATTCTTCGAATTCATCACCGCCGTCTTCATTCCAGTTACAGTAATAACCATATACTCTGAAATGAGTAGCAGAGAAGAATACATCATCTGTATCTGTATTGATGAATAAACCACAATCTGGTTCTTCAGCAAATACGTCAAACTTAATACCTTCCCATTCTTTATCTATCAACATTTGGAAATGCTCTGGATAAGGACGCCAAGCACTTTCTGTTGCTAGTGTAAAGAAGACAATCGGTTT